TGTCCAGACCCAGAGTGTGATGCTTGGCATGCTTACTCATGGGATGAGGACAAAGGCGTTGGGGGTTGTTTTTCATGTGGTTATAGGACATGGAGGTACAACGGAAAAATGTATGGCGCAACAGAACACGGTAAAGGAAAACCATTGGGTAGTACTGACAAAGCTTTTGACACTAATGCAAGTGACGTTAGTGGTGTAGTAGACGTGCAAGACTTCACGCCTAAGAACATTACCGAAGATAAGGGTACTTTTGTAGGTATGCGAGGGATTACCTCAAGTACTATGGAGAAGTTTAACGTAAAGACTGATGGGGATAAACAACACTATGTCTACCCTAGCGGTGGTGTTAAGACACGTTACATCTCGACTAAAGACTTTAGTGCTAGTAACCTGCGTAGTGATGAACTCTTCGGTATGAACCTGTTCCCCGTAAACGCCTCTCGTATCGTTACTATCACGGAGGGTGAAGTGGACACCATGAGTGCTTGGCAGATGCTCTCACAAGGGTCTACCTATGTTAATCCTGTAGTATCACTGCCAAGTGCTACACCTTCAGGCAAACTGTGGGAGAAGTGCAAAGGTTGGCTTGATAGCTTTGAGAAGATCATCTTGAGTGTGGACAATGACACAGCAGGGGCTAAGGTAGCTGAGACTATGTTCGACTTGTTCCCTACTAAAGTCTACATGATGGACCACGGTAACCACAAGGACGCTAATGACTTCCTACAGGCTGGTGACCAAAAGGCATACAAGAGTGCGTGGTGGGGCGCACGTAAGTACTCACCAGCGGGCTTTACAGCAGGTGTAGATGCATGGATGAGTGCTATTGATGGGGAAGACCCCTATGAGTACACACCTACCCCTATTGAGGCTTACAACAAGATTGGTAAGGGGTTAGTCAAGGGTGGTATCACAGTGGTTAAGGCACCACCGGGTACAGGCAAAAGCTCTTATCTACGTATGCTCATGCACTTCCTAGCAGTTAAGCAGGATAAGGTGACAGCAGCACTTATGATGGAAGAAGTAAAGAGCGTCACAGGACGTGCTATGGCTACCTATCAGCTTGGTACTAATGTAAAGACCAAGGAAGATGCTGAGTTCAACGGTGTAAGTGAGGATCAAGTCAAGGAGGCTATCAAGGTAGTCTTAGGTGAAACAGGTGAGAGGTTCGTAAGTTTCGACATTAACCCACAAGACCCTGTAGAGGACACACTTAAGCAGTGTAAGTATGCTATCTCTGTGTACAATGCTGAGTATATTTTCATTGACCACCTTCAGCGATTGGCGTATCTATCGGGTACTGATGGGGCTACAGCAGCCTTGACTGAACTAGGGGTAAAACTTACAGAACTAGCCAAGCGTCGTAATGTGGGCATTATTTGTATTAGTCACGTCAACTCTGATGGACGCACTAAATACGCTTCAAGTATCGAAGAGGAAGCTATCGTGTTGATTGAGATGAGCCGTGACAAGAAGTCTGATGACATTCAAGAGCGTAACACGACTTACCTTGAGATCACAAAGAATCGTCCTTATGCCTTGACAGGACCAGCAGGTATGCTTACCTATGATGTAGAGACAGACATGGTCACTGAGCGATTGGGACCACGAGAACCTAAGACGGAGAACACTAATGACTTTTGATAAGATTTATGTAGTCTACTCGTTAGGTAATGACCCTGACGCTACTTGTGTAGATCGTGAGGTAGCCTGCGAGATTGCAGAGTTGCTTGAGAATGAAACTGGTAGAGAACACTGGGTAGCAGACCTTGATGTAACCATGACTTTGGAGGATTTTACTGATGGACGTTAAGACCAAACCACTAGAGACTGATATTCTTGAGATGGCTATTGCTGCAATAGATAAATCAGATGAGACTTCCCTACAGCTTGTAGACAAATACCTTAAGTTGCTCCTTGGTAACAACCTCTACTATCAGTACTGTAGTAAGGTAGTACGCGAGGGGATGAAAGAGATCATCGAGGATAATATGAACCCTGAGTTTGATGTCTATGAGACGCCAGATAACAAAGCCTTAGAGAGTGCAGCAGCCTATCGTATGCTCAAGTATTTCTCTACACCTTCTGAGTATAAGACTTACGTTGAAGCTCTACGAGATGAACAAGAGGAAGACTAATGCCTGAGTGGAAATCCTTTAAGTCTTTTCCTAAACGAGAGAGGGTATTAGTGTGTTATCTAAACCTGTGGGGGTACAACCATGTGACGGAGGCTTACCAAGATTTTGATGAGGACTACCCTGTATCGGTTAATGGAGCAGTTCTGAAGGTGCCTTTCGTTTGGATAGAGATGATTGACGGACCTAACCTTTGCGACTTCTACCGCACTGTAATAGAGGATGAATAACTATGAAGATCAGGGTATTTGACACCGAAGGAGTAGGACTTAACCATAAGGCAGAGAAGCTACACAACCTTTGCTACACTGAGGATGGTGAGACCTTCAAGTACACTACCTCCTACGAAGAAATGGTAGAGTGGTTATCTGAACCTGATGTACTGTGGGTAGGTCACTATAGTGTAGGGCACGACATGCCAGCTATCAACAAGGTACTAGGGCTTAACATGAACTATCGTCAGTTCTGGGATACTATGGCGGTCTCATGGTTTTTGTATCCAGAGCGGCCTAAGCACGGACTTGAGGCTATTGGTAAGGAACACGGTATCAAGAAGGTCGAGGTAGAAGAACACCAGTGGGCAGAAGGTGATCCTGAGCTTATGAAAGAGCGTGTTAAGACTGATGTTTTAATTAACTACAAAGAGTACGTGAAACAGAAGAAGAGACTTGAGGAGATATACAGTGGCTGATTTAACAGGAGAAGAACCTAACGAAAAAGGCTATATAAGTAAGTGGCTAAAGGTTGGTAGAGTTTGTGTCTTCAATGTCTATGACAAGGACCACAACCTAGTATTCCATGAGTCTAGGTCAAACACTAATGGCAGAGCAGAATCTTTATACGAGGGGGTATGTGAAAAGTATGGCGAACCAACAAGATACAAAAGTAAGTCCACCAAGCAATGACATCCTACGCTTCATTAGGTATCTTTCGTTCAAATATGATTGCCTTAGAGAGCAAGAGGAAAACCCTCTATACATCGACGTAGAGAAAGCCCAACGGCACTACAATGAACTTGAGAAGATCAAAGAGGAGAAGACAGTAGCCTTGGCTAAGGTTATGCCTCAACGTCCTATCGAGAAGTACAGGAACAAACCAAAGGTTATGCACACTAAAGATGGTAGCCTTAGCAAGCTAGGAGAGGCATGGTATCAGTTACTCAAGGGTATGCACCTACCCAGCACCACAGAAGGCCCTGTAACCATCGTAGAAGGCTGGGAAGACGGTAACCCTAATAGCCCTAGCCAAGTGAAGGAGTGGCTCTACAGTATGGGTTGGAAGCCCTGTACGTACAAGTACGATAGGAATAAGATCACAGGGGAAGAGAAGAAGATTGAACAGGTCCGCTATAGCTCTCCTAGTGATCCACGTAAGGGACAGCTAACGGATAGCGTACTCAAGTTGAAGGACAAGGAAAAGGGTGTTGAAGAACTTGAGGGCTTGACTGTAGCTACTCACCGTATGAGTATTTTTAAGGCTCTACTTGAGAATGCTGATCCTGAAGGTAGGGTTGTAGCTAGTGCTGGTGGGTTTACTAACACTCTACGCCTTAAGCACCGTAGTCCTATCGTGAACCTCCCTAAAGTGGGTTCCCCTTGGGGTGAGGAGATACGTGGGTGTATCGTTGCACCAGAGGGTATGACAGTGTGTGGTGCTGATGTGGTGTCGCTTGAGGATAACACTAAGCGTCATTTTCTATGGGACTACGACCCTGACTATGTGACCTCTATGATGACCGAAGGGTATGATCCGCATCTCGATTTGGCTAAACACGCAGGTGATGTAACACAAGAGCAGATCGACTTGTACAACGAAGGAAAAGCACCAGAACTTAAGGCTACCCGTACCAAGTACAAAGTGACCAACTACAGCGCAGTCTACGGTGTTGGGGCAGCTAAGCTAGCTAGAGAGGCTGGTATGTCTCAGGGAGAAGCTAAGGCACTCCTAGAGGCATACTGGGAGCGTAACTGGGGTGTAAAGAAGTTGGCACAAGATCAGTACGTGAAGACACTTAAGGATGGGTCTATGTACCTAAAGAATCCCGTAAGTGGCTTCTACTACAGCCTACGGAACGACAGAGATACTTTTTCTACTCTTAACCAAGGTACGGGGGTGTTCATCGTAGACAGTTGGATTATGCACCTACGAAAGACTACACACCCAAGTGTTGTAGTTAGTATGCAATACCATGATGAGGTACTTGTGTACTGTAAAGTAGGAGAGGAAGAACAACTAGGAAAGGCTCTAGATGCAGCAATGACCAAGGTAAACGAGACACTGAAGTTAAACGTAACAATCGAAGTAGATCATCAAACAGGAGACAGCTACGCCAGTGTTCACTAGGGTGAGTCAATAATGTCACAACCCAAGTAAATAACTTAACAACCCTTGTATATACACACTAAAAAGGACTTATATATACATACTAGGGTCAACAAAACAAGGTACAAAAGGAAATAAAATGGCAACAGTATACGTAGAAGGCACAGCACAATTCGCTAAGGTATTCGAAGGTCAACAAGACCTCGGCGCTAACCTACCAGAAGGTTCAGACCAGCGAGTAAAACTTGAGTCTGTCCAAGGTCAGTACGTTATGAACTTGTTTATGACCAAGGAAGCCAAGAAAAAGGCTATTGCTGATGGTGTCCCTAACAAGGGTATGGTAGGCCAACTCTGGAAAGAAGACACTGAGGGTGAGATTTACTACAAGTGTACACGTAAGCACTTTAACCCTAAGTTCGTAGATCGTGACACAGGGGACCAAGGCGTAGTTATGGGTACACCTAAGATTGTCATGCAGACCGAAGATGGTGGCATCCGTGAGTGGAATAAGGAAACAGACGGTGTGATTGGTAACGGCAGTAAGGTTGTAGTCAAGTTCAACGTCTGGCAGGATAAGATTTGTGAGATGGAAGCTGTTAAGGTAGTAGAACACGTTAAGTATGAGCCTGTGATGCAACAAGGAGGCTTTTAATTATGGCTAAAGTAACAATCATGATTGAACCAGAGGAAGACCACGAAGGCGAGTTTGGTTACACCTCAATGTACACACAGGAAAATGTAGTATACCTAGAGCAACTTAACGCTCTGTACACTAATGCTGCTCGTGGTGCAGGTTGGATTGTAGAAGAACTTGGTGAAGTAGGGGAGCGTTTCTAGTGCCTGTAGTAAAGATTACGATTGACTACACAGGGGAGGACTTCGGGAAACAGGAGTCTTCCTCCTACCAGCGTGAAGTAGACGACTTGGATGTTTACGACTGGATGTGGTACATGATGAAACAATCAGAACTCATGGGGTTTGATGTTAAGGACATTCAACTGTTTACGAGTGACGGTAAAGCATATAGGACGGAGCCTTAAACATGAGTAAGATCGAAGTCACATTCGTAGACAGTATGGGAAGTGACCTGTCAGTAGTTAATGCAGCACGGGTAAGCTTTGGTAAGAAATCTTATTGGGTTGCTGGAGATGGCCCAGACCGTCTAAATGAACGTGACGTAAAACTTATCAAGTACCTAGCCAAGCACAAGCATATCAGCCCGTTTGGTCATGCCTTTGCATCTTTTCACGTTAAGGCTCCCATCTTTGTGGCTAGACAACTGGTTAAACATAAGTTTCTGCGTTGGAATGAGATCAGTCGTCGCTACGTTGATGATGAACCTGAGTTTTATGTGCCTAATGTATGGCGGGGACGCAGTGAGGATAAGAAACAAGGGTCTAGCGATGAAGAACTGTGGATTTGGGACTTAGAGGTTTCTACGGGTGCGACATATTGTGATGATTATGACCCGACTATCGAGAGTGTAACTACGTGCCCAATGAACTTTATGGAAGCGCAGATGGGGTTTTACAAGCAGTTGATAGACGAAGGAGTAGCACCTGAGCAAGCCCGTATGGTACTGCCGCAGTCTACAATGACTGAGTGGTACTGGTCAGGTTCTCTTGATGCGTTTACTGATATGTGTAGCCTACGACTAAAAGAGGACACACAATACGAGACACGCTTGGTAGCTAAGGAAGTCTATAAACACTTGTGTAACCAATTTCCTGTGGCTGCACCCTTACTCGTGGAAGGAGTACGATAGTGTGAGAAAGCCTAAAACAGTAACCAAGTGCATTATTGACGCCGACATTGTGGCCTACCGAGCAGCAGCAGGAACAGAAGGTAAATCCCCTCGTGAGACTGAGGAAAAGGTAGACCTGCTTATGAACTACATCGTAGGGGAGACAGTAGTTTTCCCTACTGATAGCAACCTAGAGTGCTACCTCACAGGGGCAGGGAACTTTCGTTTTGATGTGGCTAAGACTGCACCTTACAAGGGTAACCGTAAGGATGTACCTAAACCTAGTAACTTACCAGAAGCTAGGGGCTACCTACAACACAAGTGGGGTGCTATCATTAGTGAAGGAGAGGAAGCTGATGACTTGATCGGTATTGCGTCTGCTAGAGGCGATCCTGAGACCACTGTAGTCTGTACTATTGATAAAGATATGATGCAGCTACAAGGTTGGAACTTTAACTTCGTGAAGAATGAGTGGACTTGCATTGGTTTAGAAGACGGTAACAAGTTTTTCTATACTCAGATACTTACAGGGGATAGTGCTGATAATATAAAGGGCATCTTTCGTGTGGGTCCAGTTAAGGCTGGTAAGATACTTGAAGGTTGTACTACAGAACAAGAACTGTATAAAGCCTGTGTAGATGCTTACGATGGTGATACAGAAAGAGTACTAGAGAACGCTAGGCTATTGTGGCTGCGTAGGTATGAGGGTGAGCTATGGGAACCACCAAGATAAAACAGGTTAAGTACGTGGGTGATGACCCAACCATACGTAAAGGTAAGACAGCACTTATACGTGAAGACGGTAAGGTTCAGTTCGACTTTGGTTATGGTGGGTGGGCCGTTAGGGATAGTGCAGACCCAAGGTGTTATGGCTGGCATGACTGCGGTACAGATTGGGTTGATGTGGAACAGGAGGTAGTATGGGAACCACCAAAGTAGAACTACCAGCTATCTACGAGTTACTAGACCGATGGGTAGCTGTAGAGCCTTCATACGATAGTGAGTTAGGCTGTGAGGTTGAGTATGAGATCACCGATGAAGGTTACGTTAATATCTTAGAGACTAGGTATACATTCAAAGGGGAGTATTGTAGTGTCATGCAAACGTGATGACTTCCGCTCAGGGCTAGAGTTTAGAGTTGCTCAACAGCTAGAGGAACAAGGGTACACATATGAGTATGAAAAAACTAAAGTGCCGTACCAAAGGAAAATGTCTACCTACCTAATTGACTTTGAGTTACACAACGGTATCATCATTGAGACTAAAGGGAGGTTTGTAGGTAGTGACCGAAGTAAGCACTTGCTTATCAAAGAGCAACACCCTGAGTTAGACATACGCTTTGTCTTTAGCAACAGTAAGAGTAAG